CCATTAATCAGAAGAGAATTAGGTGCTGATTTTGCTTATGGCAATGTATCAACTGTATATGAATTTTCTGATCCATTAACCAGAAGAGAATTGGGTGCTGATTTTGCTTATGGCAATGTATCAACTGTATATGAATTTTCTGATCCATTAATAAAAAGAGATATATCAGCTACTCAAATAACAAATTCTCCAGATAATGGATCTGCAACAAACACAGGTGCCGGTAAAACACAAGTTATTTTTTATAAAATGGAAGGCTATCGTCCAAATACGCAGGATTATGAATATTGGATTTCTCAAAATACACCATCAAACTCAAACCCATCTGGGCAGCCAATTCAAAATATAAGAATTGTTTCTCAATGGATAGTCTATTCTTAATGTGCCCAAATAAATTAAGCTTTTTAAAGATCATAATTTAAAAATATTAGGAATATTTAGATATTCTTTGTGAAAAGGTTATGTGTATTATTTTCAATAATTTTAAGGGATAACAGATGGCGGCGATACCAGGCGTAGTTCAACCAGGCGTTTATTCGGAATTCACAACAGTATCCCGGGGCGCATCGGTTCCAAATGGTTTAAGAATTTTATCAATAATAGGCGAAGGTCTTCGCTCCGAAGTTGTTGTAAATGGAGCCGTTGGATCTGGTTTAGACGGATTAAATTCAACTTATACATCGACAAGTGGCGCAGATGGTCGCCATTTTGTGCTCCAAAATGCTCCAGCAGTTCCTAATAGAACTCAAATATTTAAAAATGGTGTTGGATTAAATGTTTTAGAAGGTCAAATATCGGAAGTTTTTAGCAATAAATATGATGTTTTATTTGATCCAGATACTGGCAGAATGGTGCTTCATTCTGCTTATTTAGTAGATCAGGGCGGAACATTTTATACAACCGGCTCTTCTAATACAGGTGATGGATATCTGTCAAGTCTTAATTTAGATTATTCTAATGATGGATATAATGCTCCAACAGAAAGTTGGACCGTTCGTTGCGTATCTGTTCAAAGAGATAGTTTTGGAACACCAGTTCTTAATACAGCAAGATTTACAGCTGTTGGCTCTGTATCTGGAAATAAACTTGATGCAAATAATAACCCTGTTGTTTGGATATCTAATGGTCAAGTTGTAAGCAATGGAATTTTAACCTTTGCAATATACGATACAGTTTCTTTTAAAGAAGGCGATTACTTTGTAATAAAAGTAAAAGGCGGTGCATTATCTAAAAATGATACATTAACTGCTTTATATATAGCAGAGACAGATTTAAATTCTCCTGTATTTTATAATGATCCACAAGAGCTATACGCAAATCACGGTCAAGTGTCATTAACAAATACATTATCTCTTGGGGCACAATTAGCTTTTGCTAACGGAACTCCCGGCGTAATGGCTGTACAAGCAAAGCCACCATTACCAAGAAGAACATCTGTTTCATTAACATCTGACTTTAAAGCAAATTCAACAACTGTTGATGATTTCTTATTTCCATTACCGTTAGGAGTAGAGGCAGATCGTCAATCAACAATTCATTTCTTTACAGTTGCGCCAGATGGTACAGAAACACAAGTATTACCAAATAAATATGAATATGATAAATTAGGAGAACCAGGATATCCAACATTATCACAATTTGTATTTTCAAATACACCTGCACCATCAGGATATGGTTATTACTACTCTGTTGTTCAACAAACAGAAGCAATACTATCAGGTGAAGATGGATATGTAAATCGTGATACTGCAAGTCCAACAACAATGACTTTTAGTTCTTCATCTTATACATTTACATCTGATTATGCTACCGGAAAACAAGTAAGAATAGAAGGTGCATCAAATCTTGCAAATAATGGATTGTTTGATGTAATGGCAGTATCTAATGGAAAATTAACTGTAAGTGCAACAGATGTTCCTCCATTTACCGCTTTCGTTGCAGATGTTGGTGCGACAATTCAATTTGAAGTTGTAAATCCAGCAACTGGTGCAGTTGTTCCAGGAACAGTTGGAACAGATGGTGTAATTACATCTCCATTTACAAATGCTCCTTCTGCAACATTTACAAGCGCAGGAATAACATTCCTTGCAGGATATGTTGGATATCAATTAAGAGTTAAAACATCAACTACCGGAAGTAATGTTGGTTTATTTGATATAATTACATATAACAGCCCAAGCAGCATTGTTGTTCGCAAAGCATTTGTTAGCGAACAAAATGTAAGATTTGAAATATTAGACATAGCTGGCGGCAATAGCGATTATGTTGTTGTAAATAAAAATGTATGTCCTGCCGGATATGGTTTAAGAATAACATTAGTAGATCAAGATGATACGGCTTTTTATGATGCAGGTTGGGCACAAGCTCTCGCTGCATTAGAGAAAGTAGAGTGCGATATAGTAGTTCCACTACCACTACAAACAAAGTCTGTTATTTTCCAAAATACATTAACTCACTGTCGTACAATGAGCAATATACGCAATCGTAAAGAGCGTGTAATGCTAACTGGTGCATTAGCAGGATTAAAAGTATCAAATCTAACAGGATCTCTACTTGATAATACTGTTGAACAAGCAGCGGTTGAAGACATTGGAGTTCTTGAAGGAATTCAAGGAGATAGTGTACAAGAAGTATTTGATGGAAATGTAGAAGATCTAACTAACTATTCTGTCCAAGATGCTTGGGGCGGAACATTTAGAACTATGTATTTCTATCCTGATGAAATAGTTGTTCAAGTCGGAACAGAAAATCAAAAAGTAGACGGCTTCTATGTTGCTGCTGCGGCTGGTGGTTGGTTCTCTGGAACCCCAAATGTAGCAATGCCATTAACAAATAAAGTTCTTTCTGGCTTTACAATCTTAAATGATAAGATTTTATCTCCAACAGAAATAGATAGCTTAATGGAAAGCGGCGTAGCCGTTCTACAGCCTGTTCAGGGTGGCGGTCTATGTCTCTGGGGCAAAACAACTACACAAAGTGGATATCCAGAAGAAGAAGAGGCTTCAATCGTATTCATCAGAGATCGTCTATCAAAGAGTATGAGAAAAGGCTTCCTTGGGTTTATTGGATTACCAGAAGATCCAACTATATCGGCATCTATATTTAATAGAGCAAATTCTCTTCTTAACGCATTCCTTGGAACATTAATTACAGATTTCAAAGATTTGACAGTTAAGAGAAATGGCACGGATCCTCGCCAATGGGATATAACTGTAAGAGTTCAACCTGTATATTCAATAAATTGGATTTATATCAAAGCTTCAATAGGATTAGTTTAATTAGGATAAACGAATGGCTATAATAACACCTCAAACCGGATCTATAATTGGAAGCACAACAAATCCAGATCAAAATACAACCAGAGTTGCTTTATCAACAAATATTGTAATAAAGGTAAATGGACAGCCTGTTGGTGCAATTCAAAGTATGACTGTAAATGAAACAAGGTCAATATCACCAATAGATGAAGTTGGATTTGACGGTCATATAGATATGTCTCCTACAAAATCTACTGATATAGAAGGTTCTTGCAAAAGAATAAGATATGACCGTTTAAGAATGTTAGAAGCTTTTAGTCGTGGATACATACATGTACATTCACAAAGAATTCCTTTTGACATTGAAATAATAGATACATATTCATCTGGCGATGACACAAATTATCTAATTACAACAATAAAAAATGTATGGGTAAAAAGCGTATCGTACAATTATGAAGTAAGTAATTATGTTATTTCAGAAGATATGCAATGGTCGGCAGAAGCAATTTACAGTACAGTGAATAACTCAAATGCTGCAAATGGTGGCGAAAGAGGATTACCTCTTCAAATTAATACAACAGAGCGTGAAGCTGACCGTGGTCTTCGCCGCGGTGCTCTTGATGTTCCTAATTTAATTAAAGCCGCATTCTAATTTTAAACAAACCTTTTCAACTTTTAGGGCGTCCGGTATCAACCGCGATGCCCTAATTGTTTAAAATTGATTTGTGAGCCTACCAGCTGCCTAATTTAATATAAATGTTGATATGAAAATATTATAGATAATTTAGAAT